ATCCAGTCTGTGCTACTGTGGCCGCTGCCACTGCTGCCCTATATGCGGTCCAGAGTGCAGTGATGGTGCCGATAACCTTCATCGATACAAAAGCTGCCACTACTACGGCTACCACAGGTTTTATTGCGGCCCAATGCTCCTTGATTTCCCTGCCCACAGTGAGTGCAGCAGTACCGAAATCCTTTATAGCCTCATACCCCTCGACCAGTTTATCACCCATCTCATCGGCCCACTCGCTCAGTTCCCCGCTATCCCTCAACTCGTCGAACTTCTTGATGAGTGAATCCATATCGGAAACTAATGCCCCAAATAGGCTCTCGGTCAATTCACCAAGTGTCATGACCAAGCTATCCTTGAGGATGGATGTCATACCCATAAATGTCTCGGATTGTGCCTTCATCGCCCCGGCATACCGCTCCTGCATGCTGTTGAGTAAGGCAGGCAATCCGTCACTGGCTAGGAATTTACCCTCTTCTGCCATCTTCATGAGTTCAGCTTTGGTCTTGCCAAGGCTCTCGGCCATCATGTCCCACGCGGCTATACCACGTTCGGCCAGCTGGTTCATCTCCTCCGCCGATACCTTGCCCTTGGTTAACATCTGGCCGATCGCGAGGGTGACCCCCTTGAGGGTATCCTCATTACCACCTATCGCGGCCACCGCATCACCCAAAGTCATGATAGCTGGTTGGATTTGTGCTGCTGAGAAACCCATTGCCAATAGCAGCTTGGCGGAATTCTGCAGGCCAGTGAATTCATATGGCGTCTCTCTGGCTGTCTGCTTCAGGTCCTCTATCATCTCCTTCGCGTCTTCTGCCGACCCCAGCAATGTGGTGAATGCCACCTCTGCCTGTTCCCCTAGAGCGTTGAATTCAATACCTGTCGCCACAGCCGCTGTTGCCAGTCCGGCCAGTGCCGCGCTTGCGATCCCTAAATACAGCTTAGCGGAATTCCCGATATTAGCGAAATCCCGCTTAGCCTGAGTGGAGAGGGAGGCGAGGTCATGCCTCGCGCTGCTCATCCCCCTGTTAAACTCGGACATGTCCACGCCAAGCTGCGCGAACAGTTCACCTACCTGTAGTGCCATGCCGACACTCCTCTCTTTACCAACTCATGACAGATTTGACGCTGTCCTCCTGACTTGGTTCATCGCTGCTCTCCATCTCCACACCATTGATCTCCAGATGCTTCTCATATAGGGCATCTAGCCGTCTGGGGGTGCATTTCCAGAAATCTCTGTCGGACATGCGCAGGATCACCGTACCAAGGTAGTACAGCCAGACCCAATCCCACCCGCTATCTTGCCCCTCGGGTGGGTCGGTTAGTTTTTTGCCCGTGCCTCACTACGTCTCTGCGCCCTGTTTTTCTTGGCCTGCGGAATGGCATTGCCCGCATTGCCGTAGATAGCAGATGCGATAGCGGCCATGTCACGCAGATTGGCCAGTGCCCCTACTTCTGCACGGGTAATGCCTGGGTGGTGTTCTTGCAGTCCGGCCCATAGCAGCGCGATTGTAGCTTTGGCGCTGCCTTTAGTCACCTTGGCGAGTAGCGTGTCGATGTCACCGTACTCATCCTCGATCAATGCGAATGCCCCGAGGTTGAAGTCAACCTTGTACACATTACCCATCAGTTCCACTTCGTTATACCGCGCCAGCACATCCCTAACATTACTTTGTCTTTCTGGTGATACGTTGTCCATTCTCCATTACCTCCATAAATCGTGATATAAAAATAAAGACCTACTGGTTTAATAGTAGGTCTCATGAATGGTTGGTTTTAATTAAGCGCCAGAGATAGGAACAGCAGTCTCGTTGATTACGATCTCTTTGATCTTCTTATCCTTGATCGTACCAATTGCCGTACCGGATGCCGAAACAGTCGCATATTCCTCGCCACGCAGTTCATACTGCACGCTGGATGCTTTGCACTTGTACAATGTCACATGCACGTCGCCAGCATCGGAGTAGACCGACTGGCCCTCCATCTTAAAGTACTTCGGCAGGTCAGTGCTGAGCAGCGAGTAAATCTTCTTCTCCGCAGGAGTGACACCAGAAGTTGTTACCGCGCCGCCGATCATGATTGCCAGAGCGTCCAACGACATAATTACGTTAGCGATCGACCAGTTGATCGAATCCAGTTTGGAGTATTTGTCCAACACTGTCTCATCGCCGCGCAATTCCTTCTCTACGAAGTTTGGCGACACCTGCAGGCTTGTGATGCCCGGAATATCAACAGGTGTATCGTATGTCAGAGTTGTGGAGTTATCCACAGTGATCTCAGAGATCTTGAGATCGTTAATACCAAGGATCTTAGTTTCAGCTGATACTGCCATCTTCGGTCACTTCCTCTTTTGTGTATTGTTGGAACTCGTCTGGGTGCCGTTCCATTAGCACCTTAGCCTGCGCGTCTGGGATAATCGCGATGTGACTTTTCACTTCCCAATATTCGCCGTTCAGACCTACTCGGCCATTCTTCTGTTTGACCTTTATTTTCATCCCGACTCACCTCAATCACCAGTCGTCCACATCTCAAAGTTGAGGCTGAATTCATGGCGCTTATTTTGATCTTGACCGATGTGGGCGGGTACCCCCATAGGCCGATTTATCACTTTCCTACCATTGATCTGGGTGGCATTTCGGACGCTCCGGTAGGCTTCCCAAGCTTTGGAATTAACCGATTCATAGTCTAGCCCTCTAACTATGATTTGGACCGCACGGATGTGGTCCTCCGGCAATGCACTACCCTGTCCACCAGTATTGTAGATAGCCATGCATGCATCTGGGGTAGCTGGCAGGAACGACAGAAATATGTCGCCTGTAGTGCTATCTGGATCATAAACCCCGACACCATTGGTAGTGAGATGCATAGCTACGTCCTCTATTAGCATTATAGATCACCCATCCTCCTGCTGATTCCGTTCCGGATTAGCCTAGTAGCCGTGGCCCTTTTAGTTCTCCACGTCTTCTCCAGCCATTTGCCCTCCCGGCCCCTCTGGAAGTTGTACTCCGGATGTTCATGCAGACGTGCTGCATAGGGGGTGTCATAGCTGACCACACCAACCATCTGCCTATTATCTACGGACACAGCACCAGATGACTGTAGTGTGCTCTCGTCCAAGGGCACTATCTTGTTCGCCTCGCCTAACAGATAATGCAATGCGTCGGCCAGACCCTCAAGGGCACCTTCTCTGACCAGACGTTCATTGCTATCATTCCAGCTAACACGGACATTGACGTAATTTCGGGTACTCATTGCAGCCTCACCTCAGTGTGAGAAGGTGCCGATAATGCCAGACGTGGGGATACGAACCTGACTGTGTATTGCACGCCATTGTACGTCACCCTGTCCTGTACCTTAATCTGAGTAGTTGGTCGGACGAACAGTACTGCAGAGCAGAGAATGTCTGCCCCCTTGCCATCCCGCACCAACTTTTGCTCCTCTTCGAATCGGCCTTTCTCTACAAATGCCGTGCCGTACTGCTCACCCCGTCCAGTTGTACCAAGGAATGGTTCAACCGAGACTTTCTGCTTCAATAGAAATGCTGGGATTATCATCGCCACACACCCCTTGGATCGAAGAATGTGTCATGCAATGGTGATCGGTTTATCGATTGGGAAACCCCACGATAGGTCAGGCCGACCATGGTCAGTATCTGCCTAGTGCGCGGTCCCAACATCGATAGGCTACCATCCATAGAGAATGATCCGAATCCCATCTTGCTGGCCTGGGCCACAATGCCGTTTGCATCGCCTGTCTCCAGCCAATATTCGACTTGAGCACATGTGGCATCGGTGACTCTACTCATCATGGTCGTATTCTCGGTATCCACCCGATTAAGAGTGACATAGTCGATTAGGTCGCTGGCCAGACGCAAGAGTCGTGCGGACTCCGGCTCTAGTGCTACCTCTTCCAATCCGAGATATGTGGCCAGTTCAGCGGTCGTAGCATATACTGCCATGGCCTATCACTCCTTATTCTGCTGCTTGTGCTTCTTTGATAGCGGCGGCTAGTTTATCCTTGCCGCCCGTGGCTGGAATGCCCAGCAGCTTTGCTAATGCCTGTAGTTCAGGGTAGTCCATTTCATCGACGCCCTTGCCGCTGCCCGTGTCCTCCGAAGAGCCAGCAGGAGTAGCTTCTACAGCTTCTACCAATTCGTAATTGTCGCGTTCGTGCGTCAGGTAGTATTCAGCTACCTCTTGTTTTACTTCGTTGATAACACCAGTGTTCACATTACGGATGATTGCCATTATTCCCGCCTCCAAGAATTGTTTGATATTAAAAAGCCCCAACAACTCGCTGCATTGTTGTCAGGGCCTTTACTCATGTCATCAAGGTAACGCCCAGTGACACTCGGGATTACCAAGCACCACTGGGCACTACTACATATTACTAGGACTTATTAGCCGTCAGGACCGCGATGCCAGTAGGACGAACCAATTTAGCACCGTACAGGTGAAGACCCTTGACCGCATCAGCGAAGCGCTTCTCCGGACGGTAGCCTTCCACTTGGTTAACCTGCTCAGCGTACGAAATCGCGCCGTTGTAACCAGCGATGATTTTGTACTTAGTGCCAGTTGTGTTAGGCACGTTGTTGGATTTGAGGACGTTGAAGCCAGCAGCAGCGCCAATCTGGCCATTCATCAATGTCTCTACACCGGAAGTCGTGCCGCTCTTAACGAAGCGGTCGTCCTTCAGCATGAGGCCCTCAAACCAAGGTGGCACTACAACGAATCGACCCTGCTCAGGAACATTCGCCTCATCCAGTTTAACCGACAGGTCAACCAAATATTCGTATGCGTCTGCCTTAGTAGGTACGATTGGAGTCGTGTCATCGCCAATCGTGTTAGCAGCAGCAACACCAGTATGCATGGAGGCGATGAATTGGTCAGCTACGTCACGAAGAGCGTATGCCGCCTCTACCATTGCCTGCGCCATAACCTTAGGGTTCTGCTGAGCACGGTCGATATCATCAACTTGGAAGTTGAAGAATTTCGATTGCGTGATTTGCAACGTACGAGTGGCATCTGTCAGTGCCTCAGGATCGGAGATGTTCGTGTTCTTGGTGTAATCACCAATCGTCACGGCACCGATATCGTTGATCTTGACAGTGTCGCCGTATGCAGTGATCTCGCCTTGATAATCGCGGTTAACGATTCCGGCTTGACCATATACCAATGCTTTTTTAAGGCTGACCAGCAGCTGTGCCGACCATACCTGCGGGATGAAGTTGTTGAGCGTGAACATTTGAAGGTTCATGCCGCCAATAAGACCAATTTTCGTCATTTCGGTGTCACTCCTCGGATAGATGCTCTGAGATTACTTCTTGCTGTTTTTGGACAGGAACTCCATAATCTCAGGCAATCTGGCTTCGGATTCAGCTACGGACATGTTCTGGATTAACTCCATCGTCAGTGGTGGCTTGCCGCCGCCATTGCTGCCCCCGTTGAACTCCCCACCGCCAGATGGTGGTACTGCTACACCCTTCAATTCCGGTAAGTCCTTCAGCACAGTCTCTAATGCCGCTTTAATAGCCGCACTATCAACCACACCATCTTTGACCTCCACGGCATCGATACTTGCCAGTTTGAGTGCGAAATCCACACGCTCTGGCTTAATGCCCAATGCAGCGGCTTGCAGTTTTGCATCCGCCTTGCGAAGGACGGCATTAGCATGCTCAATCGCAGTGTTGCGTTCGGTTTCCAGATTCTTGGCACGATCCTGCGCCTTCTGTAGTTCCGTTTTGCTTGCCTCGACATTCGCATTATGCGTGTCAAGAATTGCCTTGAGGTCTTCCTGCTTCTCAAATCCCAGGGTCTTTAAGAAATCCCCGATCTGCTTGCTGCCCTCGCGTTTAATGCGTGACATGAAGCTGGCCTCATCCGGAAACGACACGAAAGGCTTAACCTCGCCGCCGCTACCTCCTTGACCCCCGGTGCCAGTTGAGTTTTGCCCGCCATTATCGCCAGCGCCACCATCTCCTGCTCCACCACTACCGCCATCACCAGATCCACCATCGCCGCCGCCCTCGTTGAACAGCTGCAATTCCAACCACCGTGTTGCTTTGAACATTTGTCGCACCTCCGAATTTTTACCCTGCTACGTACGCAGTACCGACCTCTTATTCAGCGCTGTCGTAGCGCACCTGCACATAGTCGGGGTATTGCAGGGCGATTGCCTCTAATCCTAATGCGGCTGTTTGGAGGATTGCAGACACGGCTGCACAAACGATATCCTGCCCATGTGGGGCAGCGTTGGCATGCCCATCAGCTATGATCTCCATATATCCACTCTTAGACTTAATGTTGACTCTCACCATATACCCTCAACTCCTCGACATGAATACTAACAAAAGTATACCGCCATGTGTTATATTCGAATGCGTTCTCTATCATACTTACGCGGCAGGTCCGTACCATCGATATGCTTCCTTTGAGCCTCCTGCCATGACCGTATTTTAGATCTGGCTGCTGCTCGGTCCTCTGGCAATACGGCCACGGCCTCCCGCTTCTTCCATTTACGGATCATACGCTCATTATACCGTTGCTTCTGCTGGGCTGCATATCCGATCGGGTCCTCTGTATTCTTGGGAATCTCAGTGACGCCCTTGATATAGATGCTGATCGTATGGCCGCAGTTGGGGTGGAATAATCCGGCGGAGGTTGCTGCCGACAGAGGCGGATATGCTGGGTCGCTACCATCAGTACATAGGACCTTGCCCTCCCAGGGTCTGCATAGTGGGCACTCTCTGGTGTGCTCTGATACAATAACCAGTTTCCTGCCATATTCGGATAGCTGCTGCACGTGGCCCTGTACGGATGCCTGTACCACGGCAGACCGAATCGACATCTCTGCATAGCTGGCCATATCCCACTTGCGCCCCCTACTATCTACGAATCCAGATATACCCACATCCGCTGCCTTATTGAGGGCCGCTTGGGTCGCCTGCTTTCTGGTCATAGTGCCCGTGCTGACCAGAGATGCGGTTTCATGGATGATCCGACGATAGGAGTCATTGGCCGACCGCAGGATAGGTAGGTGTGTTTCCGACAGGCTACCCACTGCTGCGGATGCCAGAGCATTGACGGCCGACAGATTCATCGATCCTACTTGAGATATCGCGCTAACAGTCGCCCCGGTGGATGCTACACTGGCTGAAGCTGCTTGATATCCATTGATATATGCATTGGTGATAGCCTGTACGGCCTCCTCGCTTGCACCCTCATCCAACTGCTGGAGAATCGACTCTATCTGGACCATATTCCTGCGGATATCTGCCAACTTCTTGGTCGTCCAGTGATCAACATCTTCTGGCCCACTCATCAACAATTTAGCCATGCGGGCCAGTATAGCTGTCTCAGCATCCGCATATATCCGCCTTATCTGTCTAAGTGTCTCCTCCTGTTTGCCTGCTGCATATGCCACATTTACACCTCCATAGATATAAAGAAAGGGTGGATCTCTCCACCCTCACATAGTCATTATACTGGCAGATCAGACTCATCAGCCGTTTCGACACCAGTCTCTGCCAAGATTGCTTTGGCTTCCTGCTCAATCTGCTCCTTGGTCCAATCAGGATGAACCATAGCGATTCGGGTACGTATGCTTGCTGCCTGTGCCCTGTTAACCAGTTCGACCGACTTGGACACTGACTCCAGATCGAAGGATGACGAGTCTTGGAAGTCGATATTGGGCCGCATAGGGTCGATACCAGACTTGAATACCTCACGGTCGATGAAGAGCATCATCTCCAGCACATCCTCGACTGCAGACTTGAAGAATCGCTCCTTCTTGCCCTTGGTCATCATCGACTTGCGCTCCCTAATGTTAAGGGCTGTCCCGCTCTCTGCCCGACCTTCTATATTGAGGCCGAATGACTGGGGCGAATATCCCGCAGTGGTCACAATCCGGTCGATCAGTTCCATGGCTGCGATCTTGTGCTCCTCAGTACGGATCTCGAACTGGTTGACGATTGCTCCCATACCCTGAGCAGAAATAGGGTCGACATCTAGGGAGGTGTATATTTCGCGATCCACGTCGAATTTTGCCCTGCCCAGTTCATCCCGCTCCAGCCACATTTCTGGTACTGTGATGCGGCCCTGGCCCAGTCTGATGTCGCGTATCCAAGATGTCCATACTTCGTCCAGAGCATCGAACAATCCCTCACAACCTGCATAATCAGACTGACCAAGTGCAGACCCCCTAAATACGCGATTTGGCCTCTTATTAGGAATGTACCTCACGGCGATTGTTTGCAGACCTGTGTCAATACGTGGCAGCATGCCCTTCGTGGCTGGGTGGGCATCAAGGCCAACTTGGATTCCCAATGTGTCCCGTGTACCCTTATATAGGCCGTTCAGGATAACTCCCACTTCATGGCACTCCAGCAGACGCCATACTACGTCATCCTCATCCTCGATCGTCTTCCAGAATGTCACACTGTGCAGGAACCCCCACTTAAACACTGGGATTGCACTGTCGGCTTGGACCAATGACAGGATCGGGAAATTGCAAAGGCTAGCATCCCAGTTTGGTTTAATATAGACGCCACCAAGGGCCGCACCCACCTCTGCTGCTTCAATCAGGCGATTGTATATACCACCATGATTGATGATGTCTTCCAGTCTGTCTTGCGTCTTCTTGGCCGAAGAACTGGCATTCTCGATATGAGCGTCCGGAATCAATATGCGTGGGGCTTCAGAGAAGAGTAGATCCGAACTAACACTAGCTATATCTCCAGCGATCGGTATGTGGAGCATGACCCTGCGTTCCTCGCCTAAATCCTTGGCCCAGTGTCTGCCTCTTGGTGTCGGCGTGTAAACCATCGACTGCTGGACATTGGCGATCTGGTTTGGATCCCCACTATACCATGCAGAGTGCTCTGCGAATTTGGCATTCACATCTTTGAACTCCTTAGGTGGCCATTCCTGCAGAGTATTTCCCGGTGGTAGTGGCATTAATGTGCACCCTCTTTCATTCGTAGCAGATGGTTGTGCCATCTGTTCTCATAATCGTCCTGCTCTGCCTTAGATAGCTGCAGGTTCTCGATCGTCTCTTCCCAACCAGTCGATCTTTTGAACAGGCCCCATGATGGAATGTATCCATTGCCGATCATAAACTCAATCTGTTTGGGGATCGCTGCTTCCATTACTGCCTGCTTCCTAGTTAATAATGTGCCCATATCTCAGACCTCCTGTGTATTTCGTCCGGTGAAATAGTAAAAGCCGCCCCCAATCGGTAAGGGACGGCTTATTGCACTGCTATTAGTTGCTCGTATCTTTCACTTCTCGCTGTACAAACGTCTCGATGAATGGGACCTCCGATGAGTGCTTGTTAATTACCCTCAGCACTTTGGCATCTGTGATGGAACCCACAACCCCAGTGGACGCATATCCAACTGTGAAGGTGGTAAAGGCTGCACCATCAGGTCTGGTGAAGATGACGGATTGTCTGCCATTCCATAATGCTCGGAATCCAGTGAATGTGAATGCAGCTATCGCCTTTGCGACTTGGTCAGGAGTTGCCTCCCCCACTGCTGTCACAGGTACGTTGAATGGCGTGCCGTCCAGTGTGACGGTTATGTTGCCATTGGCAGAGCACCGGGTCGATATAAACACGCTCTTGCCTGGCACCACTGAGAAGTCGATGTTGCTGGTGGTACTCTTGGTGCTGTCGACGATCGGATGAACGAATTTACCATTCGTGTATGCCATACCGAAGAAGTGCTGATTATCATCCTTGTTGGTTTTGTCCTGCACATATACTGACAGGATCTCGCCAGCTATCAATGCCCTGACATCATGGCTGACATTGTTCGCCAGCGTGTACGCAGATCTGGTCTTGGCCAATATTCCCTGATTCGACACGTACCGAGGGACATAAGCACTGGTGTTCAGATTGGTTGTGTCAAAGTCATCAAACAAGTCATGACCTACAATATGGGCATTCGTACCATAGATAATGCTGTTCTCGAATAGGAGCAGACCAGCCATTTTACCAGTGATGTTAATACCCGCCCCCAACCGCTTCGGTGATGGCTGGGATGTGCACTCGATAGTACACCCTCGGAATGCAAGATTCTCGATCAGTGGGACGAGCGAACCGCCATCGCCTGCGCTGCCCTGAATCCGTACAATGTCGTGTGGGCCATCGGCTGCTGCAAATTCGCAGTTGTTGAATTCAAAGGCGCTAAGCTTCTGCGCACTGTTCGCATTGATGCTATCATTCTGCATCATGAGGGCATGGCGTGGTGTTGTGCGGGATTCGCAGTTGAAGAAGTTCACCTGATTGCAGAATGTGCCAGTAGCAGATCCGGCTATCTCGAAGTGGAAACCATCCCTGCCCAGCCAAGGTGAAGCACTGACTGTGCCATGGGATGCCGCCGTCGTTCCCTCTGCACCACGTGTCAGACTTGATAGAGTATGTGTCGTTCTATTGATAGCCCCGACAGTGATGATCTCATCCTCTACCTTGATATTGAACGGTACTTCTGGATATGCCGACGACCAATCTGCAATAATGGTGGTGTC